CTTCAGAATAAGGTCAGCATTCGCCACTTGGCCAAGGTCTTGAACGGTCTGTCGGTCAGCAATCGACATCGCCTCTGTTGCAAATTTGACGACTTTTTTGCTATCTGGCATGGTTGCTGATGCTACCAAAGCGCCTGTGCGTTCCAGCCGTGTTTCAACCGCCTTGAGCGTGCTGCGAATCGCACCCTGCCCCAGCAGACCCTTATCAAAATAGGTGGCCTTGGTTTTGCCCAGAACTCCGTCACGCACATCCGCAGGCAAGCGAGCCATGGCCTGCATGGGGGTTTCCTTGCCCGCCTTGTCCGCCGCCGTCACCTCATCCGCAAACACCATCTCCACAAAGCTCAGCGTGTTCGGGTGCGCTGGCCACGGGCAGCGCTTGGCATCGGGGTACACCCCTTTGCCCAGACCATACAGGTTCTGATGCGCAAGCAGGTCGCAGTTGTGGACCGCCACTCCAGCGGCAATATAGCTGTGGTCGTCGGCCACCTCAAGGTTAAAAACATCCTCGCCTGTGGCGGGCAATTTATCGACTATTGGGTGAAGTGTCGTAAACGCAATATGATTCAGGTATGACAACCCAAAAACCTTGCGAACACTGCGGTAAACCGCTGACACCCACCGCTGACCAATGGGCGCGCGGCTTGCGAACGGCTTCCAAGCGGTTTTGCAATCATGCGTGTGCGGCTCAGTGGAAGGCGCGCGACAAGCGAGTGCCAGCCACATGCCCAGGCTGTGGCGTTGCGTTTCTGGCTCCGCTGTGGAAAACGCAGGCTCAGGCCAACGTATATTGCACCAGCGCGTGTTACGACCAAGCCCATGCAGCCACGCCAAGGATTTGTCCCACATGCTCAAAGTCGTTTGTGCCAGTTGGGTACAGTAAGGCGCAGAAATACTGCTGCATCGCATGCGTGCCAAAGCTGGGCGCTGATAACCCGAACTTTGGCAAGCGTCACCCTGGCATGTTTCAGCAGTCGGCGCGGTTTCGTCTGTGGCTGTCTGCCCAGCGTACCGGGGTGAATAACCCAGCGTGGAAGGGTGGAAGCCGAACAGCAGGCGCATGGCAGCACCAAACATGGGTACGCCAGTGGGCCGCAGCCAACCTGCCGCACCATTGTGAGATGTGCCCCGATCAGGCTGCGCATGTGCATCACATCGTGCCCGGCCGGTTGTTTTCGCCCCGGCTGCTGATGCAGTTTCGCCAGAACCTGGTGATGTTGTGCGACTTGCACCAGCGCCGCACGGTTGAATCAGCCACGGCTCTGCTGTTGCAAGGCACACCACGGCTGATCCCGTTCGCAGATCGCCTGCCGGAGTCCATCCTTGAGGCGTTAGAACGGGGTGGTTTGGTGTCATCACCACTGGCTGGGTGTGACTATGCGCCACTGGGAAACATAGGCGAACTAATCCACTCTGGCCGCTGGCTGACCGATACAGTTTGACCACGGGCCGCCAGCGCCCCAGGTGGGTCAAGGCCAGGTCACCCACCACCACGGATTCAATCGGCACCAAGCCGCGCCGGGTTGTCACCAGCGTACCGCGCCTCAAACACACGTCTGGCTTCGGATGTCTCGGGCTCAGCAGAAACCTAAAACCCACGAATCCCGGTGTTTTCTCCGCCCCCGCCATGTACGCCGTGCCATGCGCCCGATTGATCTCGGTCCTGAAAACCCGGTCCGCCTTCCACACCTCGCCACCATCGCCGGTCAGCACATCAGCCTGGCGCACCAGCGCCCCCGCTTTGCCACCGGCCAGCCGGGCACGCACATCCAGCGGCACCGCCTCGCCGCTGTACATAAACTGGGCGCTGGCCCGGCTGGCATCCCACCCGGCCACCACGGCCCGGCCCACAGCGCGGGTCAGCGCCTCTTTGGCGCCCTGATCCAGCCGCCATACCCGGTCGCTCAACTTCAGCCCGTCAGCCGCGGTAAAGCTCTGCACAAAGGCCACTGCTTCCTGGCTTACCGTCATGGCTGCTGCGCTGGTCAACACAGCCTGGCCAGCACGGCCTGTGGCAGCCACACCGGGCAGGGTGTAGGGGCGCACGCCCAGGTCAGCCGCCTCCGTCAGCTTGTCCGCCAGCAGGGCATCACGGCGCTGGCCCAGCGCGTCCACAATGTCCTCAATCTGGCGCAACAGGTCTTTCAACGCCGCTTGCGGCACCATGTCATTGGCATCCACCCGCGCGCGAATCGCCGCGCGCACCTCCAGCAGCGCATCGCTGTAAATCTCCATCAGCGCATCCACGTTCTGCCCGTCAAGCTGCTGCATGGCGTTGCGTGCCTGCTGGCTGGCTTTTCTGATGGCGGCACGGGTGGCGGCGGTGTTCACGGTTCAACCCCCACGGCCACCACCGGATGCACCTCACCATAAACCCACAGCGCCACCGTGCCACCTTCGGCCAGGATGGCCAAGTCGGCAGCGTCAGGCTTCCAGAACGACACCATGACGGGCTTGCCTTCCATTTGCACACAGGTCACCGGCAACGCCCCACAAGGCAGCTCTTTTTGGTCCCACCCAGTCGGCGCGCCAAATACATGATTGTTTGAGGGGTGTTGTGTGTAACGCATGTCAGTCTTTTACAAAGTGATCTGCCACCTTGCCCGGGTACCAGGCCCGCGCAGCACTGCCGCCGTAGGTTTTTGGGCAGGCCTTGATGTCGTGCTCATTACTGCCGCAGTAGCTACAGAGCAGGCGCATCCGCGCCGAGCTGCCCCTTGCGGTATGCGGGCACAACGCCACCGTATGGGTGTCTTTGCCGCAATAAGTGCACCGCATCTCAATTCCTCCCCCGCCCGCCATTGCCCCCAGGCTGGCTAACCGCCGTGCCGCTTTCTCCCTTGCGCGCATTGCCCGGGGTCACGCTCACATTGGTGGCGGGCTTGGCTGTCAGGGGCAAACCATCCGGCCCCACCTTCAAGGGGTTGGGGTACGGGTCGTTGCGCTGGCCCTGTGCGGTTTTCATGGCGCGCACCCGGTCGGCATCAAAGCCCATTTCGGTGTAGATCAGGTCATCGGGCAGCATCAGCGCCTGATACTTCAGCGCCAGGTCGGCCACCTGGTTGTTGCTCTCGGTGCGCCGCTCGGCAAACCGCAGGTGAAATTCACTTGGGCCAGGGTCAATGCCCTTGAACAGCAGGTGAATCCTGAAGGCAAACGCATACGCCCCCGCCTGCAGGTCTTGTAGCCCGTCCACCTCGGCGTAATAGTCGCGTTTCAGGTCTTCCAGAATGTCGCGCGCCATGCCGTTGGTGTAGCCAAACAAGCCCTTGGGGGCGCTGGTACCGGCAAAAAAGGTATCGAGCAAATGCGCCACGTCGCCAATGTCGCCCAGCGTGGCATCACCCTGAATCGCCTGCACGGTGCCCTTGCGGTTCAGGTAAAAGTCGGTGGTGATCTCGCCCTTTTCGCCCTCGGTGCTCTGGCGGTACCGCATCAAATCGGCCTCGTCCGCCCCTTCCAGCACATGCGCCAGGCGCAGCGGGGCACGCACCCGCCGGCGTATCACCAGGTCCTCTTCGGTCATCATCAGCTTGCGCCAGGTGGCGGCGCACGCATCCATCCACGGGCGGCCCATGCTGCCCATGTCGTCAAAGTTGTCAGGGTCCAGCCTGCACAGGGCTAACTGCCAGGCGGCAAAGCTGGCCTGCACTTGGCCAGTCATCACGTCGCGCTGCTCAAAGGCGCGCGCCGGGTCTTTGAATCGGCCGTTGTCGGCCACGATCGGGCAAATGGTGTCGCTGGGCATGCGCACGGCGGCTACCACGTCTTGTGCGTTGTCCAGCACCAGCTGCAGCGGCAAATTTCCTTCCACCACCAGGCCGCGGGCATCGCTGCGCAGTTTCTCGCTGCGGTTGAGCTGCAAGCGGTGTTCAAAGCGCTCCCACTCGTCCTTCAGGGTTTGGCTGCTGTCCTTTTCACCATACTGCATCACCAGCCCGCCGCGCACCACGTCGCGGCTAACGCGGCTGTGGATCATCTTCACCCGGCCGTCGCGCTGGTCCATCTCGCGCATCAGCGCCACCAGCGCCCGGCGGTCGTAGTCCACAAACATGGCGTTTTTCATGGCCCGTTGCAGGGCAATGTCGGTGGCCACCCGCCCGCCGCGCTCGCGGGTGCCTTGCGCGGCGGCAGGGAACAGGCCGCGCCACACCTCGGCAATGTTGGTTTTGGTGGCCGTGGCCAGGGTTTTGAGGTTCATGTTTTGTCCCAATTCAATGCAGCAAAGCCAGCCCGCCGCCCATATCGCCGCCCAGCAAACTCTCGCGCGTGGCCTTGCGCTGCTGGATCACCGCCGGTGCATCGGCCAGGCCACGGGTCAGCAGGGCATACACGGCTGCGCAGGCAGCATCAAACAAGTCATCGCCAATCTTCTGATCCACCATCTGAAAACTGCTGTAGCTGGCCTGCGTGGGCAGCGCCTTCATGTTGCCCAGTTGGCGCATAAACGCCAGCATAAGTGGATATTTATAACAGACCATTTTGCCGGCATAGTGAGCGCATTACAACCGCATCAAGCCCGAGGACATCACGCGTGAAGACTGCTTCCATCCGACCTGCCGACCTGCTGCACCC